CTTAAACCATCAAAAGCTAGTATACCTTGCGTAGCTATGTCAAAGTTGTTTATGGTAGAGTACCAGACTTTAACAGCAGAAAGGTCATCTCTGACCTTTCCTGTAACTTCATCTGTTGGTGTATCTAAAAGTAACTGTACGCATCTAATGCCTGCAAATAATTGTCCAGCCATTTAGTGTCCTTTAATAAATAGTACGTAAACTAACAGAACTTAGTACGCTAGTAGGACTATAACTGCCAGTATTATCAACTGCTCGGCAAGCTACTTGATAAGTAATACCTCCAGCAGATAGTCTAGGAGTAGTAAAGCCTAGTAAAGATTGTCGTCCGCTTGTTCGGCTTTGTACTGTTTTAATATTATTAGCGGTTGCATCTAAATCCCAAAAATCAGTTAAACTTCCGCTTCGTTTAATAAACCTATATTCATAAGTATTAAAATCGCTACTAATATTACTGTCTTGAAGTGCTGTAGCTACCAAGTAAGTACCTTCAACAGCTAGACTTACAGAGGGTGGGGTATAAAAGTTTGAGACTTTGCCACCATTGGTAAACCAAAATGTTTCTGACCAAGGACCAACTATAGTACCGCTAGTATTAGTATAACGAGCTCTGGTTTTATATATAACTCCGCTGGTAAGTTGTTGAACAATTATACTAGAAGTATCTTTTGTTGCATAATATAATGATGAGGTTGAATCAAACATTACATCACCAGGTATTACTTGTAATTCTACTTGTTCAGCACTTTTATTTAATTGGGAGCTATTACTATAACTAATAATAGCAGTATTAGTATAGCTACCATTAGCAATTTGTTCACTAAGTGCACTATCACTATTTACTGAAATAATAGTAGGTGTTTCTGCAATAATAGAATTGACTAAATAATTTGCAGTTGTATTTATATTAGCATTATACGCTACATACTGTGTTAAATCTGCGGTATAAATTTGTGGAGAGTAATCAGCTAACATAAGCTTTGCAGTTATATTATTTGAAGTTTCAACACTTAGTACAATTAGTTCTTGAGATTCTTTTGTTACTTCACCTAACATAAATAAATCATCAGGATTAACATTGTCACCACTAGTTAAAACACTAGTAATAGTTATAGTATTATAATAACCTGTTGTATTTATAGTAGTCAGTGTTTTTAAAATACTTGTACCAGTATTAGTTCTTACACGAATATTATAAGTTTTACCGCTTTCCAAATAAATATCTTCAGTTAGTTGAATTGTGGCACTACCTATACTGCAAGTTTTAATTCTACCACTACCACTGCCCCATAATGGAACATCATGTGTAACACGAACTAAATCACCGCGATTACATACCAAGTATTCAAAATCAACATTTAATGAATACATTTCAGGACGTAGTTTTAACTGTGCCATATGCCATTGAGCAATATAGCTAGCTTGTTCAAAATTGGTTACACCAGGTAAGCTAAGTTCTTCGAACAATTCAGCATTAGCTTCAGTTTTGCCAACATTATATACTCTGTATTCATTTGCTTGATAACCTTTTGTTTCATCAGCAATAGTAATACGAAATGCATCTGGTATACGTGGTAGTATTTTAGTAGACTCAAACCCCCAGCTATTATGTGGAGTAAAATGTTGAACTGCTGTAGAACGTGGTTTATCAATTACCACAGTCCATTTGCCGTCAATAAAATTAGGACTAGCCATACCAGCTGAACATATGTCTTTTAATACATCCATAACACTAGCAACACTAGTAAGTATAGCGTTATAACTTAACCAAGTTTTAGTACTATCTTGTACATAAGTACTACCAACTAAATTCATTGGTTGGCAAAATTTATACCACTCTGCAAGTGCATTTAAATCAACATAATTAGCAGCACTAGTAATATTGTCAGCAACTCGGTATGCATTTGCTGGATGCATTAACACATACAAAAATAATGCTGCAGGATTATTTGTTGGTTCTACTAAATTCCATTTATTTGTAGCTCTGTTTAAAACAGGTGCAATTGTTTGCACTAAACCATTAATACCTTCTAAACTACCGTTTACTTTATTAGTACTTTGTACTCGTAAAAATGTTCTGGCTAAATAACAATTGTGTGGATTTTTAACAACACGAATTGGTATTGATTTATTATTAGCATCTAATTTTAAAGTACCATTGGGATTCAATTCATACTTGTTATAACCTATTACTGCGGATAAAATAGCTTTTGAATAGTAACGATTATTTGGATCTTCGGTTTTTTCTGTTAGGTCGTCATTTGTTCTACGAATTTGCAGTTGATATTTACCTACAGGTAATCCACGAATTCTATGTACAAAATTAAAAGCATCTTTTCGTTTTGAAAATAAACCGCCAGAACCAAAAACTAACTCAGTTCCGCCGCTTCCAGCAGTATTTAAACCAGCATTTGCAGTATACCCAATAACAAGAGCAGCACCTGCTACTCCTCCAGTATTTGTAACAGTCATTCTAATAGTATGCGTACTATCTGCTTCTGCGTAGTACCAAGTAGAAGCCATTGAGGTATAACCTTCTACAGGTATATTTATTACACTTACTCCATCAATATACACTACGCCATTATTATCTGAGCAGGCATCTATTTGGTAGTATCCAGTCCAAGGAAATGTAACTGTTGCAGTTTTATCAAAGCTAACCCCGCCGCTAGTATTCCAAACACCGAGCTGATTCAGCATATTACTCCAGCGACTATTAGTTGCTGTTCTAGTTACGCCAGTAAAGGTTCTAGCATCAAATATGACTTGTCCTAAACCAACCTCTACCCCATCAGCAACAATAAATCGTCCTGCTTCAACATTCACCGTCCAGGTATTACCTAGTAATGTATTACCTTCAGTATCAGTTACAGTAGTTCCTGAACTAGTTACTTGTGGGTTACGAGTAACTGATGTAAGTCTTAGCCCTGTAACTGTACCTTCACTTAGATAAGATACAGTTTGATCAGGTTGATATACGTTGCCATAAAAACATAATGTGTGTAATTTACGATAGCCGCTTGGAATAGTAGGTAGTCTAGGATATGTTGAAGAGTACGGACTAGCATCTACACCTACAAAAGATGCATATGATTGTTCTGTGTACAAAGCTTTTAAATAAGCACTAGGATCAGCAGTTAAACTATCGGTTGCTGTTCCTTCAAAAACATCTATTCCGCCCCCAGGAGCCATAGCAAGTGTATAAAATTTATAAAGTGCTGTACGATTACCTGAGTTATCCTCTATAGTAGGAGCTCCTACTAATACTGTTGAAAACGCTGCTTGATCAAGCGTTGATGCACTATAATTACCTAAACGATAAGAAGGTAATGCGTTCCAGGGCGTTTCTCCAAATTTACGAACTAATATTTCTATACCACAAGTAGCTTCGCCTATGCTAGCATCTTTAGTAGAAATTTTTCGCATACCTTCTGGGAATGTTAATACAACATCAATGTCTTCTGCATAATTATCTAAAGTAATTAAAGCAGGTACATTACCATCTGTAGAATTATTTACTAGTTCAGTTTGTGGAAATTGTTGTTCCACATCGCTAGGGTAGAGCTTGTCAAATGCAGCTATATCTTCTTGTGGAACACCGTTTAATGTAACTGCAACTGGGTGCTCTTGTGCTGTAGCTACTTGAGGACTAAAATACAGTTCATCTAATTTTTTAGCACCTACACGAATATCTGTAACATCAAGCGGTCCAAAACCCCAAACAAGTGATAAATTCAATACAGTAGTATCTGTTAGGGTTTCAATGTATGGAACTGCACCTAATGCGGCAGTTGAGCGCATTTTACCTAAAACAACAGGAATAGCTCCAAAACGATTAGCTTGATTAGCTGCACCATTAAAAGCATTAACTGGTGCGGCACTTCCTGCATCTTTACCAGTTTGTGGACGAATAGGAAAAGCAGCATTAATAAGCGCTGCACCAGCCATGTTAATGGCCATTGTTCCTACAATTCTACCAGCAGTAGTAGCTCCGCCTGGTGCTAAAGCTCCTTCAACACCAAAAGTTTGTTCTGTCATTCCAAAGAACTCACCTACATTGGCGCCATAAGTTACAGCTATATAAGCTACTGCTATCAAAGCAATTAATCGTAAACCTTGTTTACCTTCGGGTATTACTTTATAAACAATAGTATTACCAGACTGTACTTGAGTAGTATGCCACTCTGATTGTGGTATTTTAACGCCGTCTAAAAATAACACAAGTTTTTTAGCAAACTGATTACTTATTTTATAAGTAGTAATTAAGTTTTGTGAAACATCTGCTAAGGTAGAACCAGTTACAGACAGTTCTGTGTATACGGTTTCTTTAAAAGGATGTGGTTTACCTGTTAGCTGAACACTACTAGTTTCTTGACTATAGTTATAATAACCTTCAACACGTTTTGACCAACGTGGGCTATTAACGGACTCTATTACGCTATCCATGCCATCACGTGCATGAATAAATTTCTCATCGCCAATGTACACGCCAACGTGAAAAGGCTCGCCTAATATATTGAATACAACTACAGAACCTGGTTGAGGAGTACTAGTTTCAGCCCAATTATTTTTGTACTGATCCATGATCTGTAAAATGCGTGCGTCATAAGCACCTGAATATTCTTCAGTATAACTAGGTAAATCTATGTTATATTCTTGCTTATAAAATAAACGCACTAATCCCCAGCAGTCTATTCCGCTTTCGTCTCTGCCGTTTGCAGCATAAGGTAATCCAATATATTTATTATAATTCATTAAAATAATCCTGGAAAATTGGCGGGTGTAAACGTAAAACTTGGAAAAGGCTCGCGGCTTAAACTAACCATGTTTAAGTCTAAAGTTATTTGTTCGGCGTTATAGCTTACATTTGTTATTTTAAAACCCGAAAAACTTGTTTCAATTGTATTAGGGCTATCTGCCAATACTAAATCAATTTGTACACTAACAGGGCTTGTTAGTTTTTCACGAATAAGTTGGATTGCTTCTTTGGTAACGTAGTTTAAAGTTAAACTACACTGACCTGCTCCAGACTCTTGTTCACCTGGTAAATTAATTTGAAGTGGTAAAAATATATAATCTTTGTTATTACTAGTTACGCCGTATACTACTTCGTCATCATTAGTAAGCGAAGTAATACGACCAGTATAACTATCCGCTAAACGAATAGGGTTTGCTAAATCTGTAGGATCTGTTATTGTAATTAATAAAATTAATGCCTCGGAAGTTTCCGAGGCAAACATTGCTCTTATAGCTGATTGTGATAAACTGTTTATTCTGCTCATGGCATTACTTCAAATTTAAGGCTTGTATTCCAATAACCAGGAGCAACATAACTCAAGTTAAAATATTCGCCATCACTACCAGGCACAATACGTACTTCTACAGTTGTATATAAACGTGGATGTGTAAATGTAAATCTTTTAACTCCACTAGTAGTAGTTTTTACAAATGTTTCTAGTATTTGTGTTTGTGCTGTGGTCATTAAAAATGATAAGTTTAGCTGACCAGGACGACTGGCCCTGCGTCTTTGTTTTGCAGGGCCAGCATCAGTCGCTGTTCTTATCACATTAATACCAACAGATTCAGTAAAACCTTTTTGAGGCACTTGTGGAAGTGTTCCAGGCCAACTTAATACTGCCATATTTTATCTCC